TTCTGCATAATGTTTAATTCATCATGTACGTTCATAATATTCTCCTTTAATTAATTAATCACTTTCTGGTACTGGTCTTTGTTCAACACTCTTTCCAATGGTGTATTTAGTTTCCAATATCCATTCACTTTTTTCTTTAAAAGAAATCACTTTTATTTGACTTAATGGTGCTTTCGGCTCATTGTCACCAACAATAAAAAGTAGTTTCCAATCTGCCAAAAGTTGTGCAATAGTATTCCTTCTAGCAATATCATTCTCGTTGATATTCGTTTCTTTTCCGTCAAGTGCAAACAATTCTTTAAAATGCACTATGTAATATTTTCCTTGTTTATGTAATATATGACAAGATTGAAATAACTTTTTTTCTTTTCTTGATGCAACTCCTATCCTCGATAGTGTTTCTCTAACCTTTAAAAAATTATCTGGTTCTTCTAAAGAAATTTCTAACATGTTTTCAATATCCCATTTAACGACTGTCATTTAGTTCCACCTCTGTTTAATTTTTCTTTGATGATTTGTAATTGTTTTTTGGTAAGTATTTGAAGAGCTTCCTTTGCTTTTTCATTATTATAACCATAGTATTCTTTACACACATTCAAATCATTAATTTTTGATTTTCTTAACCATTTAGAAAATCTATTCCTTTTTCTAATAGTATTTAGAAAAAACATGAATTGAAGTTTCTTGTCCATATGTGGTCTAGTATTTAATTCATTTACCAATAAAATACACTCTTCAAACGCACACAACACCTTATTAACAATAAAAGATGGGTATTTCTTTTCCCATATGTTATCATCAGTATCCATCAACTTTTGTTTCGTATTATTAATTGCATTAAGATAATCTTTTAATTCGTAGCTCATTTAAATTTACATTGCCCCATAATTTCTGTAAGACATGCAAGAACATTAATCTCGCTGTCGGCACTAAATGCTTGTTTGTATTGATAATCTGCTAGAATTAATACAAGATGTGGAATATTAACTGGTTCGATATAATCATTTGCATAATCATATATTTTTCTAAAAAGTTTAGCAGGGTCGTTATCCATATTCTCTACAACCCACTTACGAACTGATTTATAATCTTTTTCTTTCATATGAGATACCAAATCTTTCATATTCACATCTGAAAGATTAACCAAGATACCAGCATCTATCTTTCCAGATACAGAATATCTTTGAATCTCATTTAATATTCTTCTCCAATCTGGAAAAAATGTATTAATAAGTTGTGCAATAACTTTTGTATCAAAAGGTATTTCTTCTTTTTGTAATATATCTGAAACTCTTTTAAAAAAACTTTCTGCAAGAATTGGTCTTTCTGATACAGGAATAATAAAATCTATAACACTACATCTTGAATGTAATGGTTCGATAATTCTATTTCGGTAATTGCAAGTAAGAATAAATCCACAGTTCTTATGAAATTCTTCTATAAATCCACGCAACGCTGGTTGTGTAGATTGTGGATTAAGATAATCTGCTTCATCTATGATAACATATTTTCTACCACCCTCTAAAGAAGATGTAGATGCAAAGTTTTTAATCTTAGTTCGTAGAACATCAATTCCAGATTCCTCTGAACCATTTATCATATACCAAGTTGCACCAATCTCGTTTACCATTGCTTTCGCAACCGTAGTTTTCCCTACACCAGCGCCACCTGTTAATAACAGATTCGGTATATGTTTTTGTTCCACAAACTTAGAAAATGTTTCTTTAAGTTGTTTTGTTAATATGCAATCATTGATTTTTGTTGGTCTATATTTCTCAACAAATAAAAATGTATTTTCCATAATGTAATCACCTTTTTCATAATATTATATATACTATTCTGTATAGGAAGAATCTGGTTCGAGTGCAATCCAATACTGAATAGTTTTGTCGTTACTTTTATTTGTAAAATGTGAAATATTTTTTGAAGAAATTTCTACATCATAATCGCCAGGAATAATTTTTAGATTCTCAACTTTAAAATAAAACTTATAATCTCCTGTTCCTTTTATATCAACATCAACAGAAAAATTGTTTGCAGATGAATTTTTCTTATCGGTAACTGATAAAGCTCCACTTCCGTTTAATAGAAGGTCTTGGTTACCAAGAACAGCAGATGCCTTTGCAACTTTGTTAAATGTATCTTGTTTAAATTCAAATGATACTTCTGCTTTAGGCATTTGTACATCTTTTGATGGCGAAACAATAACACTAGGGTCTGAATAAAAATATTTTAAAGTTCTATTCTTTGTTTTATCTTCTGTTATAACCACATGAGTTTCTTGAAAATCTAAATCAGGATTTCCAAATAAAGATAGTGCAGATAAAAACTCATTCAAGTCATATATCGCAAACTCTTTTGGAAATGATTCTTTGACTTCTGCCTTTGCAACAATGTTTTTCATTGTCGACATTGTGGTAAGGGTTGTACCAGACTTAACTAATAAGTTCTGGTTTATGTTTGAGAAATTCTTTAGAACTTCTTTCGTTTGTTCACTTATTTTCATAATATGTATACTCCTTTAATTGTATTCTAATATTATACATTATTAATAATGTCTTGTCAATAGGGAAATAAAAAAAAGGGATTGCCTAAACAACCCCTTATCATAACAAAACTAAACATTATTATTTAATGTCTATTGTTCTTGGTTTCTTTTCATCTGGTATGATTTTTTCAAGTTTGACAGTTAACATGCCATCTGTAAATCCAGCATCTTTAACTACCATATCATCTGAAAGAGTAAATGTTCTTTTGAATTGTCTTTTTGAAATCCCATGAACTAAATGTTCTTCTTTACCAACATTCTTATCTTTTGTGATTCCAGTATATCCAGCAGATTCAATACTTAAAGTACCATCTTCAGATTTGACTTGGATATCATCTTTTGTGAATCCAGCAAGTGCAACTCTAATTTCATAATTACTTGCATCTACCTTAACAATATCGTAAGGTGGATACGTGGTACTTGTATTGTAAGTGTTTGTTAATAGTCGGTCAAACATACTATCAAAACCAACTGAAAATGGTGTCAATTTAAATAGGTCATCTAACTGGTTATGCGAATAGCGAACTAATCTATAACTCATATCGTGTCTCCTTATAAGCGAGTTTTAAGATATCCCCGTAGGCAATATCCTATATTAATATGATAACCATTAACCTTTAATTGTCAAGCGATTATTTTTGGAGCAGGCGAGTGGGAGTCGAACCCACGCTTCTAATCTGGACGACTAGTGTACTTACCACTTATACTATGCCTGCATTAATTATAATAACATATCTATTTCAAATGTCAAGCGACATCTATTCTCTTTGAAAAGTTTTGAATCTTCTCAAATTTCAATATGTGTGCAAATTTATCATATAGAACATCACCCTTGTGGGAGATAACAAATACATTTTCTTTTTGGAATGTGTTTAATATCTTTAGAAAATCATCTGTACCTGTTCCATCTAATGAACTATCAAATATCTCATCAAGTAACAACAGATTCGTATTCGTAGAATTTTTCATTTTAGCGATAGCTCTCCAAGTAAACAGCAATGCTAAATCTATTCTCATTTTCTCACCTTCACTAAAAGAATAATATTTAAATTCATCACGATATCTTGACCTTATAACTTCATTAAAGTTTTCATCTATAGTAAAGTTAATAAAAAAGTCCATAGATGAAAGATAACCATTTATCAATTTGTTCATTACAGGAAGATATCTTTTAACAATCTTAGTTTTGATACCAGTATCTTGCAACATGTTTCTTACAACATCATTATAATGTTTATCTTCAACCATCTCTGCTTTTCTTTTTCCAAGAGAAACCAAAGATTCTTGTAAAGAAGTTAATTCATTTAATTGTTTTTCAGTCGCATCTTTATCAGTTAAACCTTTAACCTCACTTTCATATTCTGTATTAAAGTTTTCTAATTCTTCTATAGAGGAAGTTAGTTTACCAATCTCTACATCATTCGATTTAATCTTTTCTGAAATGTTTATTATCGTATCAAGTTCTTTTTCGTTTGTACCAATATCTTTATCAATATCTTTTAGTCCGTCAATATATTCTTGAAGTTTTTTTGTTCTAAGTTCTATAGCTCTTGTTTTAAAATCAGAATCTATAAGTTGTTCACAAGTAGGACATTCTTCATTGTCATTAAAAAAATCTACTTCTGTTTCAATTCTTTTTTGTTTTTCACTGATAGTATTATGAAGTTTATTTAATTTTTTTAATTTCCTATTGATAATAGGTTGTTCTTCAATTTGTTTAAGATATTTTTCACTTTGTGTTTCTAATTTAGTTACCGTATCTT